TTTTTGCGCTCTTGGCTTATGTAGGCCATGATGTTTATCCTTCGTCTGTTGGCTTAATTGCCGTCTATGAAAACAGTATAGCGGTGACTAAGTCACCTGTCAATAGGTTTTTTAAAAAAATATTATTGCGTGGAAACAAGGTGTTGTGATTGAGGTTGACAATATAAATGAATCCAAGGTATTATTTATTATGCCAAAAACACTTTACACTGAAGAATTGGCTGATGCCATATGCTTTGAAATAGCTTGTGGTGATGGTGTTCATAAAGCCTGTGAAAAACACAATATTGATCCAAGGGTTTTTTTCGCATGGTTGTTTAAAAACAAAGACCTTCAACATAACTACATGCGCGCGCGTGAATCTAGATCCGACGCTCATTTTGAGGGTTCTGAGCAACTTATGGCAGAACTTAAAGCGGGCAAAATTACATCCGATCAAGCGAGGATCATGCTGGATGAAATCAAATGGAAATGCGCTAAGCAAGCTCCTAAAAAATACAGCGATAAATACACGGTTGTGGGCGATCCTGAATCTCCATTGATATCATTGACGGCAATTGTGAATCAAATTGAGGGCAACACCGTTGGCTTACCTCAAATCACAGCTCAGTAAAATGGATGAGAAAGAAGCCTATGTTAAATTGAGGGATGAATACCTGGGCAATCAGGAATGGAGATTGAACAATCTGTACCATATCCGCGATAAGAACGGTCAGAAGGTGGTGCTTAAATTTAATTGGGCACAACGGCAATTTCTTTCAACCGTCTGGTATTTCAATGTTATCCTCAAAGCCCGCCAGCTTGGATTCTCCACCATCATCTGCATTTACTTCCTTGATGCGTGTCTGTTCAATAGCAATCATAAATGCGGGATTATCGACAGCGGCATTGATGATGCGAAAAAAAAGCTGAAGATGATTAAATATGCTTATGAGAACATCCCGAAAGACATCCTAAACAATCCATTGATTGGCCTCCCCACGCTCGTTACAGATGCCGCAGAGCAGGTTGAGTTTAGCAATGGTAGCGGCATATCAGTCGGCACCTCACACCGTGGTGACACGCTGCAAAAGCTGCTTGTGTCCGAATATGGGAAAGTATCTGCGACTACTCCTGAAAAGGCGCGAGAGATTAAAACGGGTGCGCTTAATGCCGTCGGTATCGGCCAGCAGATATTTGTTGAGTCAACAGCCGAGGGCAAGGCTGGCGAGTTCTATGATTTGTGCCAACAGGCAATCAACCTTAAAAATTCAGGTAAAACGCTTAGCCGTCTTGAGCCTAAGTTTCACTTCTTTGCATGGTTTAAAAACCCCGAGTATCGCCTGAGCGATGAAGAAACCGCGCTTGCTGTCATCCCGAAAGAAACCGAGGCGTATCTCTCAAACTTTAGCCTTACACCCAATCAAAAGGCTTGGTACGCGATTAAAGAGCGCATCATGGGCGATGACATGCGGCGGGAATATCCGTCAACGCCTGATGAGGCTTTTGAAGGATCAATGGAAGGCGCATACTACGCAAAAGAAATGGCCGAGCTGCGTAAATCCGGACAGATAACCTTTGTGCCCTATGATCGTAGTTGCCCTGTTCACACTTATTGGGACTTGGGTAAGACACGGGATCAAAGCTCCATTATCTTCTTTCAGGAGATTCGAGGCCGCAAGCACTTCATCGATTATGAGGAAAAGACAAACGTCGCATGGGATTCTTACGCCATCATCCTGAAGGAACGCGGCTACAACTACGGCACGCACTGGTGGCCGCATGATGGGAACATGAATCAAGTGACACAAGGCGAGATTCTAACATCGCGTACGATGGCTCAACGTGCGGGGATTAGCCCCATCAAAGTCATCCCTGTCACCAAGAGCGTGCACCACGACGTGATGAACTACTGCCGCCCGATGCTAACACAAGTCTGGATTGATGAAACCAAGTGCGCTTTGCTCATCAACCGTCTCGACAGCTACAGACGCAAATGGGATCGCATCAACGCTATGTGGATGAACGAACACGCGCATGATGAGGCTTCACATGGTGCTGATGCTTTTAGGACTTTTGCGATACAACAAATGAAGCACAAAGAAGATGCTATTGCAAAGATTGTTCCGCCGGGCTATTATGCCGCCACATCGTACCAAAGGGTTTGAGCGTGGATAGAGATACAATCGTGCAGTCCATGCTTGATGATTTCAAGCTCTCATCAGAAGCTGAGGCTGACAACCGCACCCGTGCTCTGTTCATTTTAGATTTTACCCGCCCCGGTGCCAAACAATTTAACCCGCAAGAAATTACTGCACGCGGCAGCCGCCCGTCTTATTCGTTTAACCAGCTTCCTAAGTTTGGCCGTCAAGTCATCAACGACCAGTGGCAAAACGTTCCGCAAATTAAATACATCCCCAAGACCGATGCCGACGTTGAAAAGGCAGAAATCCTAGAAGACATGGTACGCGAGGTGCAATCGCAGGGTTGCGCTCAAACGGCGTACAAGATGGCTATTGCTAGTCAGGTCAACATGGGTTGGGGTTACTTTGCCTTTGCTACGGATTACGACAACGACGAGAGCAATGACCAAAATATCTACATTCGTGAGATACCCAACACGTTTCAGGTGTACGACGATCCTGCATGCCGTAAGCAAGACCGTAGCGACAGGCGGTTCCTGATTGAGGTTGAAGATTTACCCCTCACGGAGTTTAACCGTAGGGAAAACAGAGAATACGCTAGGGACGAATTGCAATCCGTTGGCAGTGAGTACCCATCATGGGCGACAATGGGCGAGAATTTGGTGCGTGTCGGTCACTATTGGCGCATGGAATACGATAAAGAAACCGTTTGGTTCAACAAAGAAACAGGCGAGAAAGTTACCGAGAAACCTAAAGATGTTCAGAACTACAACGAGCGCGTTATTAAAAAACCCCGTGTGATGTACTACAAATGCACGGCAAAGGAAAAGTTAGAAGGGCGCAAGTGGCAAGGCTCACACATCCCGTATTGCTTTGTTGAGGGCAATAAAACCGTTGTGAACGGTAAAACGTACCTCACGGGTATTTATGAGGATATGATTTCAACACAAGTGTTGTTCAATTACGCCACAAACACAGCCATTGAACTTGCTGAGTCTGCGCCTATTTCTCCGTTTATTGTGCCTTTGCGTGGTGTTAAACAACTTGAAAAATACTACGATACCGTAAACAGGAAAAATTACGCTTATTTGCCTTATAACGACATTGACGAAAACGGCTTGCCTATTGCCCCGCCGCAAAGATTACAAAACGGTGCGGATTTGTCATCGGCTGTTGCGCTTATCCAGATGGCGGAACAGAATTTCTACGGTACTAGCGGGATTTACCCGGCATCACTAGGCCAGCAAAGCAATGAGAAATCCGGAAAAGCCATTCTTGCCCGCCAGCGCGAAGGTGATGTTTCAACCTCAAACTATGCCGACACCTTTCGCCGAGCCTTGCTTTACGGGGGAATCATCTTTCAAGATTTGAGCAAGAAGATATACGACAGCACCCGCGAAATTCAGGTAATGAGCGAGGACAAGAAAACCCGCGTTGTTAAGATTAACCAGAAATACAAAGACCCTAAGACAGGAAAGGTCATTGAGTACGACATGACCAAGGGCGAGATGGGCGTTGCTATAACTACTGGACCAAGTTTCACCACCAAGCGTGAAGAGGCTCGTGAATCACAACTCGCATTATTCCAGGCCGCGCCACAAGCGATGTTGCCAGCATTGCCAATGATTATCCGTAGTCAAGATTGGCCTAACTCCGATAAGACAGCCGATGCGGTAGAGCGTGGATTGCCGCCTGAGTTGCGCGACCCTGAAAGCCAAAAAGAGCAGATGCAGGGCGTTCCCCCAGCGGTACAGGCACAGCTACAGCAAGCGCAGCAGATCATTCAACAAATAGGCCAAGCGTTGCAGGAAGTTCAACAGCAGAATCAGCAGCTTCAACAAGAAATTGTAGCCAAACAAAACGAAGTTGAGCTTGCTAAGCAAACCGGGCAAAGCCAAAAAGTTCAAGATGCTCTAAAAGCTCAGTATGACAAATTAGCGGCGCAACAGAAAATTGCCGAATTAACAATTGCTAACCGTGAAAAAGATTTAGAAATACAACTCAAAGACGCGCAAGCAATGTTGGCACAGCAACTTCAGCCCGAAGCAAAACCAACTGGCGAAATGGACGAAGAAACGCTGATGTCTGGCTTGGGTGAAAATGCGTTGCGAGGCTATAAGATGGACAAGCAAGTTAAGATGCAACAAGAACAAGCTGAAGCGCAAATAAAAGCCGCAGAGGCGGAACAACAAAGGCAAAACATGGCGATACTGATTGAATCGCTCTCACAAATGCAAGCCAATATTGTGCAATTGTCCAACGATATTCGAGCTCCAAAAGTTATCGACGTTAAAAGAAATCCTCAAACAGGGCTTATCGAACAAGCTTCAACCAGAACCGTATAAGGAGTTTTTATGGCTTTCCAATTTTCCACTGCAACGCGAAACGCTGCACTTGACCAGATAGAAACAACTATCAGTACCTCTCCGACTTTGGAGATTCGCAGTGGTTCAGTCCCGGCAAATTGTGCCGCTGCTTCTACGGGAACGGTTCTAGCAACCATTACCTTGCCTAGCGATTGGCTTACCGCTGCTTCTGGTGGTAGCAAAACCATTAGCGGGACATGGCAGGACGCTTCAGCAGACGCAACGGGCACAGCCGGATATTTTCGCATCAGCCAAGGCGCAACGTGCCACATTCAGGGCACTGTGACCGCTACAGGAGGCGGCGGCGATATGACACTAAACAGCGTGAGCATCACTGCCGCTCAACAAGTAAACATTACTGAGTTCACAATTACCGCAGGGGGTGCATAATGACCGTGCCACAAATCCTAATAGACAAGGTTGCTGAGTCGCAGTTTGTTGGCCTTCCGGATTGGGAGGTGGCGACAATTCTAAATACTGTGGATGAGACGTTACCGACAAAGAAAGTTCCGGTGATGACCACGGATGTTAGGCAAGTCTTTCTAGAAAGACAGTACTGGCCAGGAATTGTTCTGACAGCTGAAAATACTGCTGCGGACGTATCGCTCCGAGGTTTGTGCATTACAGTAAGGGATAGCCTTAATTACACAACTATCATTGAGACGCACAAGCCTGCATCGTACGATGTTGTTGTAACCTTACTCACCGCCTTGGTGTCTGCAAATCTCATTGATGCAACAACTAAAGATGATTTACTTGCCATGACCAACGCTAACCAATCATGGGCCACCTACAATCAGATTTACGTTGATTCCCGGTTAGTGGGGCTTGCAAGAGGAGCCGTAGCATGAGTGTAGCAAAATGGGAAACTCCTTCAACTCGTTCGAGTAACTTTGCCAGTACGGCTTTTAACTCTCTGGCCAACAACACTGAAAGTGCAACCGTTACCTACGACAATTCCTCAAACAAAGACTTGTACGGCACCGTGACTCTAAAACTTGGCAGTATCTCCCCTGCAACCGGTGGATCGGTAAGTTTGCGGATTACGCAATCTGATGGGACGGATGTATCTGATAAAATTGGCGGGGATTTGTACACCATAGCTTTAACCTCCGGGGCTAGTGCAAAAGTCAATATCATCTCTATGGTTCGATTGTACCCTTTTTCATTAAGGTTTTCGTTGGTAAATAACGCTGGTGTTTCGCTTGCTTCGAGCGGCAATGAAATTTACGTCACGCCATTTAACGAAGATATTGTTTAAATGCCACGCGGCCTAAATCCTTATGATGAGGCGCGGTTGCAAAGGCGGCTACTAACGCCTAGATTGCTGGCGCAACTGCTGCGTTCAAAATTGCATTTTTGGTGGTCTGCTGATTTTTTAACATTGGACACTAATAGCTTGGTGGAGGGTGCCGAGGACTTAACTGGACAAGGCAGAAATGGAGTGCAGGGTACGGCAACTGCACGTCTGACCTATTTTCCGTCAGACCAAATGTTCGGCGGTAGACCAGCTTACGGCATGACGGCAAACCCTTCCGTGCTTTCGTTCCTTGGAGATTCCGCTGCCCGCACAGTTTTTCATTATTTTGTATCATGCTATTATAAGGACGGAATTGACACCACCTTTGACCAAAACAGCTACGCGATCAGTGGCGCGGCGGTTTTTGGCGCATTTCGCCTGCAAGGCATATCCGCCACGGCGGGGTGGCAAGCGCTCATCTCTGGTCGAACGTTCTACAACACGGGCGACCCGTTTCCGAGCAAAAACGGTTTTGGAGCCAGTCAAACCGTTCTGCCGCTGCCAGCTTCCGTGATTCAAAGCCGCGCTGCACTTGGTCGGTCGCAAGCCACGCGGGTGGGTGGCGGCGACAACGCACCACAGGCATGGATAGGTGGATTTCGCCATGTCGTCGCCTGCAATCAGGTACTGGCAGATTTTGAGTCCGCGTTAATGGAAGGCGTTATTGCTTGGGATGATGGTACTCAAAGCCGCTTGATTGGCACGCATCCATTTGCAAACCGCCCACCTTTGATTGGTGACTGATTATGTTAAGGGTTAGGGTTCCTAGAATTGCAAGTCTTTCTGGGGCCATAAATGGCGTTGCATCAGGTAGTTTCCCATTAACTGGAGACTCAACAGGCACGGTCATAATTAATGGCATTGCTTCAGGTACTTTCTCGCTGACTGGAAGTTCATCTGGAACGATTATTATTAATGGGGTTTCTTCAGGAGATTTTCCGCTTTCAGGTTCTTCTACGGGTGTTGTTGGCACCGCAACCACTAACGGCGTTGCTTCTGGGACTTTTCCGCTTTCAGGTAGCTCTACAGGAACAGTCATAATTAATGGTGTTTCTAGTGGTGATTTCCCGCTTTCAGGTTCCTCTACAGGCACTGTCGGTACAGCAACAACTAATGGCACAGCATCTGGCACATTTCCTTTAACTGGGGATTCTATAGGAACAGTACCAATAAATGGTGCCGCCAATGGGAATTTTCCTCTTGATGGTACAGCCATTGGGGCTGGGCCAGCAAATGCTGTGGCTTCTGGTTTATTTGGATTAACTGGCCTAGTAACAGGAACAAGCGGCGGACAAACACTTGCTCCTAATGGCGGTGCGCGCAGAGAATACCAGCCAACTACCTATGAATTGATAGAACGGCGTAAAATTGAGCGTGAATTTGAAGAGGCACAATTAAAGCTTAAAACAACCGAAAACAAAATTCAAACTCTTGAAGTTAAACGCGCACGCGATTTAGCCGACGAAGCCATGCAGGTTGAGCTTCTTGGTTTACTTACTCAGCAGAATGAATTGATGCAACTCATTGATAAGTTGCAGC